TTCACGAGGTACAGCAAGTCCCCTAGGGTCATTCTCTAAGGGAGGAAAACTGTTCGACCATGGAACTCTCTATGCATACACGCATGGAGCCTGCAGATGCCAGACCTGTGGCGAAGCGGTACGCAAGTACCGTCAGTCCAAGTCAAAGCCTAAGCCCATGATAGACGAAACAAGTCACTTGCCTCGTGAGGTATGGAGAACCGAATGGAACAAAGCAATAGACAAATCAGGAATCGGATGGACTCCTAGAACCCACGACCTACGGCACGCTAACGCCACCCAGTTGTTAAAGAACGGGGTGGACTTGCACGAGGTCAAGGAACGTCTAGGTCACCAGTCGATTAAGACGACAGAGCGGTATCTCCACCGTATCCGTCACCAACAGTCAACGGCAGGGGAACTTACCAATGACTTTATGGAGTGAAATGACTATAAAACTAACCAACCGTGGGAAGGTAGTACTGGTAAGCCTACTCACTAGTCCAGCCCTCGCAATAGCGATAGGACTAGGGATAGCAACCCCAGCACTAGCCCCAGCCCCAGCACATGCAATTACCTTAGGGAAGTACTTCGGAGCCAAAATCCTCACGGATAGAGACCTCGTACAACTTCTTAAAGCGACTGGGTTCAAAGGAATCCACCTCAAAGAAGCATGGGCAATAGCAAAGAAAGAATCACAAGGACATCCCCTCGATTACAACGGGAACTGGCATACAGGAGACAAGTCTTACGGTCTCTTCCAGATCAACATGCTGGGAAGCATGGGAAATGCTCGAAGGGGGTACTACGGTTTAGCGAGTAATGCAGAACTGCTAAATCCTGTGACTAATGCCAAGATCGCTTATCTAATGAGTGATGCTGGCAAAGACTGGTCAGACTGGAAGGGTGTAAACCAACCTGTAGTAAAGTACTACATGGAGAAGTACCCGTACAAGACACCAATCCACAAGATAAACAAGAAGCAGAAGCAATAGGAGCAGGGAAAGCCACCCCGAAAGGGGTGGTGATCTCTTAGGGGGAAAATGGATAAGCCTAGAGATAAATACAAGGACTACATGATCGCCAAGCACAAGAGCGAGTACCCACAGCGTAAGAAATCGTGGAGTAGTGAGTCCCTTAAAGACAACCCTACATGGGAGCAAATGGAACTTGATTTAGGCATAACTTTTCCCACTGCTACAAAGACTAATTCCTATCCAAAGTTTCCTAAGTCACCTTACACAGTAGATGAGTACGAAAAGTTTTTCTTTAATGTTCTAGCCCCGTTGGGATGGAAAAATGAAGATGGTGAGTTTGTTACTTTGGTATGCAAAATTTGTGATGACAGGATTATGACCATTGAACGTCACATGATTGGAACACCAAAGGTAATTCTCTTGCGAGAAATGGCATTTCCATCCAAATGGATAGGTAAGCACAACTTAGTGTGTAGTGGAGTCATAAATGAATAGTGATGATGTTTTAACACCTTCCTACTATTCAAATGGTGAAGACATTGTTTACTGGAAGTACTGGGCACCCATGGGTTGGAAAGTGGGTCTAACAAGTAGATCTAAGGGGGAGTTATACATTTTACAATGTGAGTATTGTGATGGGATTATAAATGTACAAAGCGTAAACGCAGATTCTTATAAGATTAGTAAGTATCAAAGGAATCTAATTTCTTCCCATGAAAAGGAATGCGAGAAGTTACATGGAGATGCCTGACCCTCTAGATCCTAATATAGAAGAATTCTTAGGAAATAATATGAAGGAATACCTAAGAAATAAAGAATATCTAAATAATGTCTCATATCGAATCAATGAGTATGGGAATGCCGCCATTACAAACAACACTGCTCCTTTTGGTAATTCCACTTACATATCCAATAGCGTTGGTGGATCTTACACACCTAGTAATACTGGTGGTTCATCAAGACTAACCACAAACTACGGTAGTTTAGAAGAAAGAAGTAAGTTCTATTGGCAATCTTTGGCTCCAAGTAAATGGAGAGCAATAGACGACTTTACGCGCTTCTATTTTCAATGCCCATGGTGTGATCTAGTGATAGAAGAACTGGGGTATGACTTGGCATGTCAAAGGAAAGAATCTGGTGCTTTAGATATGAACGTTAACGCTGCTCAACAGCAGTTAGAGATACATGAAAAGGTATGTTCAAAAGACGAAAGTTCTAGGGAGAGTTAAATGCCAGCAGGGTATGCGTATCAGTGTGATAACTGTGAGAAGTTGTCTATGTCGAGTCCGAACATGGACCTTGGAAGATTACATGAACAACCTAAGGACTGGTGGTATCTAGGAGGTAACATAACTGGGGAAGGTGTTAGGGGATCTACGCATTGGTTTTGCAGTCTGCAATGTGTAAAGGAGTTTGCTAAATCCTATGAAAAGACTCCAGAGTTACTTACACCCTCATCCACTGTAACTACAGAGCCTGATTTAATTAGAGATTCAACGGTTAACTTGCTAGTACAAGCACTAGTTAAACACAAAAAGAGTATTGATTGGGGAGACTTCTAACTAACGCATTAAAAATAGGGGCGTAGATTTCTACACCCCTTAACAATCAGTTGCTTAAATACATTACATGTATCTTAATTTTAAGTCTTTGTACTTGTCTTTAGAAACAATCTTAGGATCAACCCACCAATCCTCAAATTCTCTCAAAGGCCATCCAGGAGCATCTACCATCACATTCTCCACAGCAAGTTCATAACCAAAAGATGTAAGTAACTTCTTTTGCTCTTCTTTTACAGCGATATTCTCTTCACTAAAGTAAAGATCGTGCTCGAATGTAATGACGGAGAACCTGTAGTGTTCTAATGGCACTTGCTTTAATGCTTTTAGTGTCTGACTTGCTGGCTCTATATCTACTTGCAGATAATCGATTTGTTTAGGAAAGTTATGGTCTACGAAGTAAGACAGATAGTCAAAGTCTGTTGCATCGGCACAGATACATGGGTTGTTTCTGTTGGAGTTGTACTCTCGGGCGTGCTCTAGAACGATCTCTAGAGCCATACCCTTCCAGTCATACCCGCCTTCGAGTAAGTAAGTATTGCTAGTCTTACGAGACTCGAAGGCTCCAATCTCAACATAGTAGCCATCACGCTTCTCGTCTAACATATTGAGAACAAATGACTCTTGCCCTGCCTCGCTATTGCTGTACGGAAAGTACTTCATTGGTTATCCTTAATAAGTTTTACTTCACATGCGTCCGTCGTGCAGTAGGCTTCTCCAATGGCATCGATCGCCATACCAGCATACACACCAGCAAGATCGATAGGAAACAGTTTCATGATTCCCTCGTCTGTGTACTGCTGTTCAGTAATCTGTGTGTAAGGCATCTGTGGATAAGCGCCGTTATCCATCATTGGTAGGAATGACACCGTCTTAAGTTGTCCATCGTACATGTGGAGTGCAGTGCCGATAGCCTTAGCCTCAGTCTCAGGATCAAACGAGACAGTTACAGAGACAGAGTTATCCGACCAGTAGCGTTGAGCGGTAGCAGCAAGAGCCATCTTCTCATAGATAGATACTTCCTTTTCAGATCGCTTGGCTTCACTCTTGATTGGAAAAAACACAACAGAAGTTCCTTTAGGGTCTTCATTTGCTGGTTCCACACGGTAGTTAGCCATTTGAAAAAGGGGAAGCATTGGGTCATTATTACGGAAACGAATGGCTCGGTTGAAGTACTCGCCACCTACAGTCCAGTGAACTCCTGGGGACTCACCAGCAAGGATAGAGACTGTTCCCGATGGCTTGATAGTCGTGGTCTTAATCGACTCACGGATACCCAACCACTCAGAGTATGTCTTATCGTAATTTTGGATTGTCTTGTAACCCTCATCCATCCAAGTACGAAGTACTGGCAAACCACGATTATCCGCAAAATTAGCCACTCCTGAGATCGACGTACCAATACGACGATTACGTTGCATGATTGCGTTCGTATCTTCCCAGTGAGTAGGGATCAGTGTTACGGTCTTGGCGTAGAGATACGCAAACTTAAGGGTTCGCTTAAAGTCTTCTAGATCGGTGTGACGATTTAAGTAGGTCTCTACCAAAGTACAGCACTCATAGGATTCAAGAGACTGTTCGGCACAAGGATTGTATCCAGCGATACGCCAGTCCTTGTTATTTTCTGGGTCTGCTAGTCGCCCATACTTACGGCTAAGATCCATCCAAATAACTCCTGGCTCACCATTTCTGGAGATTCCTTCAATAATAGGCGATAGATCTTGACCTACAGATACTTCTACAGAGTTATTCGACATCCATCCAAATGCGGCACGTTCTGGGTACAGATCGTAGTTCTTGAGGTTAAGGAACTTTTCATCATCGATACGTCCCATAAGTAACTCGGCTGAACGACGGACGTTTCCAGAAACTACACATACGCCGATTCGGTTACCAATATCTGCGATATCCGTGCGAGTAAGTAACTCCCCTGCACGGCCCGCAAACATCTTAGTTACTTCATCGTGGAATTCGACGAGGGAATCGGGACCAGCCGCAGTTCCACCGAAGGTCTTGATTGGCTCTCCTGCTGGTCGGATCTGCGAGTAGTCGAATACAGGGCGCTTCTGATCTGGCTTAAGGAAGGAATTGAGGAGGGCGCTTGACGACTCGACCCAGCCTTCTCGGGTGTCTGGAATGACATAAGTAGTTTCTCCTTGTGGTTCATAGATGGTGAATTCTTTGTCTGCTCCCTTAGCATCGAAGCCCACACCTACCCCAAGCATAGATGCCTCCATAAGGAATGCAAATGGCTTGGCTGGATCGATCTTGGTCATTGAGGCGGTAGATACAAAGGCACAGTTTTGTAGGGCTGCTGAGTTGCGTTGTTCATTGACTATCTTGGTACCCATAACCCACAGCCCACGACCTGGTGGTGTCCACTTTAGATCGAATAGTCGATCAAAGGCTTCCTTGGCGGAGGAGGCTGCTTTGGCATCTGACCATGGTAGACGGTTCAACTTGGCATGATCCTTCTGCAGTGAGTACATGCCATTGATGACTCGCTCGCATACATCTACCCAGGTCTCTTTGGTTCCATCATCTTTAAGCCGAGAGTAGGTTCTGAGAAAAGTAATCTCTCCTACTGAGTTTCCTGCGGCATCTCGGTATCCAAAGGGCGCTTTCTTTGCCCGATACGGAGCCACAAACTCGTTGGCTAATTGGAATGAAAACATGGACATATAGGTAACCTATTTCTCTAATTGTTTAAATACCCCTTGTGGGGAGTCCCTTATTGTGAGGGGTCTGAACTTACCATTCACCTGCTAATAAGCAAGTTCTGCAACTTGTTGGATGGGTCCTAAAGTTAGTTAGAATGCGACCACCCTGTTTCAAGTACTGGGTGACGCTGTTATCAGATCACTCTATTCTTCAATAGAGGACTGGATGATCCTTGTAACACTGTCTTCTTTTAGTGTTTCAGGTAGATCTCGCAGGGCTTGAGCACGATCCCCAAAGATTGCGGAGAGTACTCCTCCCGAAGATTGACGGCTTGCAGTGATCTGAATGAACTCCTTATTGGAATCCATCTCGTTTACATTGGCGACGAGTTTCATCAGTCGATCCACCTCTTGACTGAGGTTAGGATCTGCGTATCCACCGTTCATTTCTTCTGCAAATCGCATAAATGCCACTCTTTGACCCTGCATTTCAATAATTGCAGTAAGGAGACCCTTGAGTTGTTCCTTAGTCTTTACTTCTACGGGAAGGTTAAACGCACATTGATTGTCAGGTTTGAACGCTGGGCAGTTAGATGCAACGAAGCAACTATTGCACTGACGAAGGGAACTCTGTTGCGTATGGACGACTGGGACCTCACGCAAGATGTCTTTGCCGTCATCATCTGTCTCAACCACAGTCTTCATCTTGTAACCAAAAACTGGTAGGTTTGTCATCTCTTCAGGGTCTCTTATTACCACTTCAGTAGCAATATTTTTCCGTACTTCAGGGGCACTGTTATCAGAAGGCATACCCCCAAATTCCATCATTAACCCTGTGTATAGGTCATCACTGTTATCAGATACTTCGGTGTTTTTACCACCCTCAATGACATGTAGATCAGGCTTTTTCTTATCCATCGATGACTCCAATTGCTTATAAGACCAGACCGCTACTCTAGTCGCTTCGAGGGTACTATCTTCTTTAAATGCTAAATAGTCTAACCCAGCCTTCTCCACTACAGCCTTGTAACGGATGCGTGCTTGGTCCTTCATCTTCTTGGGATACCGCATCAGTTTATTGTTATCCCAGATGATTGTCTCTCCTCTACGCATAGGGGAAATCCAGGAAAGGGTACTGGAGGTTGTAAACGGTATCTGCCTGAGGTTATCTGGCTTGGCGCAGTTTAGAGCGTGGAAGGTAGTCCCGAACTGTCTCTCATACATTCTGGTGAGATATGCTAAGTTAGTTACTGCCTCGATAGTCTCGTAGGGAATGGCGATGTTCTTGTAACTTTGAGCCATCTCCTTGAGTTTAGGTAGTCCGTAGGATTCGTGCCAGATGACCCATAACTTGGGATCTCCAGCGAAGAAGGGTCGCTGATTCTCTACCCATTCAAGTCCTAGAACTGTCGAATCAAACTCTTGAAAGCCTGTAGCCCTGTCTGCATTATTGACTAGGAACTCTTGATAATCCGCAGCCAAACTAGTGAGTTCAGCCCTTGAGAGACCAGCCTTATCCGCTTGAGCGGCACCTGATTCGATATACACACTTACAGATTTTGGGAAATGTTCCCCGATAAGCCAGTCTTTTGTCTTGGGCAATCCACGCTTACGAAGAGTCCAATAGTTGAGTCCCATCGACTCAACCTGTTGTCCTTCTAAGAGCGTTCTATTTGAGCCGATTTCCGCCCCACTAAAGATGATCTTAATCGGAGTACTCACCGATCTCATGCTGAGGTCTCATACGATCTTCTGATCTAGCCCTGTTAACTCTATCTACAGACTCTTCAATCTCTGCCCATTTACGAAGTTTGGAGGGTGCATCTGGGCGATTCTCTATACGGGCGTATGAAGGGTGAGTAAATAGTACTGTAGGAACTCTCTGCTGTTCAAACACCCAAGCACACATGGCTGGATCAGCATCTACATACAACTCAACGGGTGCTCCGTGACGGGCTGTCTTGAACTGGCGCTTAGTTAAATCATCGCCTTCAATTCCTACTTCTTTAGTAATTAGGTCATCATAACCGATGATTCCATGTGAATTAAGCCAGTTCTCTGCATCAGCCTTGTTCTTTGACGTGATGATTACAACACGGTTACTTGTGTTTAAGGAGTAATACAGCATGACTCCAGACATGATGGGATCTCCGCTGTCCGAACTTAGTACGCCATTTAAATTCAACAATATGTTCACGAGTTATCCTTTTGCTCTGTATGTTGCCGCTCTACGAATCAGTGTTTGAGTATCTGGTAGTTTTACGCCGTAATTCTCTTCTGCATTTCCTTCTTTGTATGCCTCAAGGTACTCGTGCATTTTACGAAGTGCTGGGACAGTTCCGTACTTCTTTCCAGCCTGCCACCTGTAGTTATAGAAGTCCTCATAACCCATACCACCCTTGCTAAATGCGTACTTACGGGCATGGTGAATGTCCTCATATAAAGCAGATCCTTGTTCTAACGATTGCTGTAATCGATTTTCTGCATTACGTCTAGATGCATCGTTTTGAGAGTTTTGCAAGTCAGTAAGTGCTTTGGAGTATCTGACTGTGATCTCCTTGGCAAACTTTGCATCACGCTCTGCGTGTGCATCCCATACAGGATTTTGTGGTGCTCCTTGATGCGAGGGTGTAACAGTCCACTCATTATGGGTAAGATCATACGCTGCATAGGGATTAATACTGCGAATGTCTGTTGCTCCTGGGTTTACATAGAAAGTTACTTCATACCCATTCCAGTCAGCAGTTTCTGGATAAAGATGTTCACGAAATTCTTCATTCAACATTTGGCTGATTTCAGCGTCGCCTAATCCCACGTATTCAGGATTTGCACGGCGGAATTGCACGTAATCAATCCCAATCAATACATCAAGATCACCAGGTTCACGGGCGGCTGACCACTGGTAAGAAACCCCAGATCCAGCGATCCAAACATGTGTCCATAGGTCTGCATGACGGTAAACCTCATGAAGAAAATCAAATAAGACCTGCAGGATGCCGTTGCGTACCCAGCCCTTAAGTTGATTACCCGAAAATAACTTGGGGTCTAGATCAGCCTCTGGTGCTGAGAAATAGGAAGTAGCGCCCTGTTCCAGATCAACTGGTTGGACATACTTACCTAGACCATCTGGGCGATTCATCCCTCAAGTCTATTGGGTTTATTCGGTTGTTATGCCTCTATCGCTCAATGCATCCTTTATTTTTAAAGGAATTTCAGCACTGGGACTAATAGGGGTAAGACTTGCCACTACAGTCTGAGCAATGCGATTTACTAAAATGTGGGTTTCAATCTCTGTGCAGAGTTCCTTACAGGTTTGAAAAACATCGTATGTAGTCGCTGTCCTAGCAAGACCTGCTGTAGGGGCTGTTGTAGGAAGGGTAGTAATCGTTCCGTCATCTTCAACGGTAACTAAGAATTGGATTTGTGCCATTAGATTTGTCCCAGTAACTTTCTCTTACGTTGTGCCACAGCGACCGCCACTGGGCAAAAATCACAGAGATAGGTCTTTGGACCTGCCTCATCCTTGTAACTCCCTAGACCTTCTGCTTTACGTTCTTTTACTGTTTTAGGGATTAGCATACGGTCTTTTGCATGCCAATCAGAACATCCATTTGAGGGCTTATTATGGCGACCGTAGCATTCCATCGCTCCATCCATAAATGATGATCGAGATTCATAAAATGTGTCATCGATCTCTGCAAGTCCTGCAGATCCACCACCCTTAAGTTGACGGATGATCTCTCTTTTGGATTCTGGCTTTGCCCAGATTCTAAGCGGCAAAACGAAGAGTTTACCCTTGTGGGGTTCTCCCGAAGGAAACACGTGTGTCTCACATGCGATAGCGAGTAGGTAGTCTGTATCGGATGGACCCTCATAAGGAGGTAATTCATCCAGTGTTCCACAGACAAGGCAATACAGCAGACGGAATAAAGGGTCTGCTTGAGGTGGTCGTTGTCCGAGTAGAGGTACGTCTGCCATGTAATGCTCCTTATTAGTGCTAGGAGACAAACCTACAAAACCCTATATGGGTTGTAAGGCTAAACTATGAGTTACTTGCCAAACTTTCCTGGGCGACGTCTTAATTCTTTGTCTAATTGACCCATATAATCGCTTGAAATACCTGAGTCCAAATCACGGTCGTATCCTAAACTACCACTACGGTATGTATCGCCGTAATAAACTTTGCGTTTTGGATTATTTCCACGATCAGGAACACCCTTGCCAGAATAACGTGGATTTTGATAGCGGGAAGTTGGGTCCCCTTCTTCACCAGATGCAGTTATAGCCATTATCAGTCCTGAAATTGATCTGGGTTTAACCACGCATGTAGGTGGTGTGCTTCAACGATTG